GCCATGGAGCAAGTGCAGGAGCTTACCTCTACCTATCCATTGAGTTCTAAAAACCTATAGAGATGTGCTTACTACCAGCAGGGCTTGTTGACGCCAACGTTGAAATTTTCGCTACCGAAATCTACGGAAAATGCAAGGCTACCTTCCAAGGTAAGGTGGTTGAATTTTGGGATTTGCCAAGCGAAATTACCTCTTCTATTGAAGATGAGGCTTTGGCCGACAAAAAGGCGATGGCAACCTTCAAGGAAGATGGAGTAACTGAACTAAGAACCATTGTAGAGAGCTGGGCTTGGTGTAATCTAGGAAGATATGACAGTACACCGGACTATACTACCACCACAGGGGAGGTGCGAAAGGAGTTTTACGACTGCGGGAGAAGAGGCAAATGTGCCAACGAATTTCGTCGGTGCAGCAAAGTAGTTGTTGGAGATACCTACCTGACAGCAAGGGAGACAGAGTGTGCTAGGCTTATGGCGCAGGGGTTTGCTGACAAGGAGATTGCCGATGAAATGGGCCTTCAGGAGGTAAGTATGATTTCCCTGAGCCAGCGGGTTAGGGAAAAGGTTGGAGCAAGGAACCGGGTTGATGTGGCAATATGGGCCAACAAAAACGGGCTAATCGATTAGGGCGATGAATGCACAGGACGCAAAAAGATTGAACGAGATAGCAGGGTTGCTGGGGAGCACACTGCAGGAGGTAAAGGGGCTCGTGGATAAGTACGAGTCCCCCAAGCCTCCAAAAAAACGACGAAACCTGAAGCAGGAAAGAAAGGAGAAATACCTCTACAGGCTTCAGTCCGGTAAAATGCGAAAAACCAAAGCCTATGGATGAAGAACTAAAAAAGATTGAGGCCCTGATATGGTTTAACAATAACCTAAGCCTCGACGAGCTTAACAAGCTCAAGGAGTTAGCCAACGACATAGTAATTCAAAGGGAATAGCCATGTATGAGTTTGAGGACATTTTAACCATGGCGGGGATAACACCACTGCCACCTAAACCAGAAAGCAATGAGAACTAACTGGTCAGATTATGAAGAGCGATACGGAGAAAGCCGTGAGGATTTTATCGATACGGCTGAAGACGATGAGCTGGAGTCCTGCTCAATCTGTGGCTATCTTTTCCCTCCGGATGAACTTAAATTTAGAATTAACGAAAAGGGTAAAGAGGAGGCTATATGCACTGAATGCCTAAAAGAGGAAAGGAGGATCGAATGTTAGCAAAGACAATTCATGGCACAAGCGATAGCAACATTTTCTTTTCCGAGGACAAGAAGAGTGGGTTGCTTATTCAGCCAAAACTTAGAAGGGTACTGTTCTTCGTGAATAACGATACCAAGGACACGCTTTACTATGAACAGGAGACCACTGTTTCAGATGTGGACAAATGGATAAAGGAGAAGCGGAAACTTTACGAGCAAGAAAAAGCCTCCCGGATGGAACCCAAAGAGGCTTAGTAATAAATTATTGTGTAACACACTTAATCAATGCAAAGATATGGCAGAAAATTCTAAAAGTCAAACATGGCTTGACCAGCTAGATTCGGTTAAGCTAGTTGAGAACGAAAAGGTAAAGGACCAATTCGTTGAAACATATGCGAAAATACATAAAGTGCCTCTTGAGGATGGTGAAGTTATTTACAACAAGGAGGCTATTTACTTCAAACAGGCTGTAGGAGCTTCAGACAAGCTGAGGTCTTGCACCAGAATATCCCTCTACTCTGCATTTTTGGAAATTGCCATTCAGGGTCTATCCATTCAGCCTGGGGCCAAGTCTCAAGCATACCTTGAGGCGAGAGGTATAAAAGTGGGGGATGGATATATCAACACCTGCTTCCTTAGAATTACCGCCTACGGTGAATTAGACCTCCGGATAATGAGCGGTCAAATTCTGAGGATGCTGAATCCAATCGTAGTTTATGAAGGTGACCAATTCCAACCTAGAACAAACCCACAAGGTGAAATCTATGTGGAGTATTCTGCAGCAATTCCACGAAAAACTAAGAAAATTATCGGATGCTGGGTGAGAATTGTCCTCCCCGGTAATTTATCAGACTTCAAATGGTTGTTGGAGGATGATATTGCAAGACTGAAGAAATATTCAATCCCTCGCTATGGGGACAATCGCAATGCTAACGTACTCTATGCTTCAGAAAACGGAGGCATTGATCCTGGGTTCCTTGAAGCCAAAACAATCAAGCACGCCATGCGAGCCTATACCAAGTTAAGAGTTGGAGATAACGTGGCTTTTGAGGAGGAGGACGCAGAGGAACAAGTTGCAGATAAGACATCGTTCGCTGCTCCAACATCAGAGCCCAAAGAGGAGGCAAAACCAATAGTTACTAATCCTGATGAACCTTTTTAATATGGAAACAACTGCTACAACAACTGCTATTGCAGTAAAAGAGGTGCAAGATATTATTAGCAAAGCGCCTCAAATTCTTAGTGAAAACGTTGCTTCAGTCGATAAGGCGAAGGCAGTTGGTGAAAACTTACTTGATCTCGTCAAAAAGGATGGTATGAGTGACCTTCTTGACAACCAACTATCCGAATACCAGAGCAAAGTAAAGACTACGATCAAGGTGATGAATGAGCGTAGAAAAGGGTTCACTCAGCTAGTTGACAGATTCAAGAAGGAGTTTACCACCCTTGAAAGCGCACTAGATCCGATGTTCAACCAAATTCAATCTATCCGCGATTCCTACGCACAGAAGAAAATAGCTGAGCAACGGGAAAAGGAGCGGATTGCCGAGCTAAACAGAAAGCGGGAACTGGAATTAGTTGAATTACGTCGACAGATAAGCGTTCAGCTGAATGGCCATCTTGCAAACTACATCTCAGCTGTTAAAAAAGGGCTATATGAGATGTTTGAGGGCTACACTCTTGAAACTATCGGTGGAGCAGATATCGCAATAAAAGGGACCTCGGAAAACCTACCTGGTGGATTCTTGGATGGTATTAAAATTGTCTACTCCAGCTACCTGCTTACCCCGGACGAAATTTCTTACGAAGTTGGTATAGCAAAGACACCTGAACTTCTGGCCTCCTTCAATGGTGAATATAAGCAAGCAATTGCTTTCGAAAAGAGGTCCCTGATTGATAAATTACCCTCGAAGAAATCAGAGTTGGAGGAGATTGCCAAGGCCAGTGCTGAGGAAAAGAAGCGACTAGAGGCAGAGGCACAAAGGCGCAAGGAAGAGGAAGCCGAAAGGATAAGGAAAGAGGAGGAAGATGCCAAGGTTAAGGCAGCAGAAGAAGCGGCCGTGAGGGCTTCTGGTGAAGCTGCTAATGCCACTGTCACCGCCCAAGCAGAGATGTCATTCTCGGAAGCACCAAAGGTAAAGGAAGGTTACGAAATCGTAATAAAAAACAGTGCCGCTTACCTGCAAATCGCACAGTTCTGGTACGAAAAGGAAGGCAAAAACCTCTCCATGGATAAGATCGAGCGAAAGACCTTCGCTCAAATGAGAGCCTTTTGTGAAGCCTGGGCCCTGAAGAACGAGGAGAAAATTACTTCCCACTTTATCGATTATAAAGAAACCATAAAGGCAAAGTAATGGATACGCTTGAGGTTTTGGCAGATGAAAAGCAATTGAGGTTAAAAGTTCGATTGATAGCCAACACGCAAATAATGCACTTCGTGTGTAACCGATTGGGGGTATTTGCCGAAGAGGTAAACGAGTTCCACTATCGGTTGACTAAGCCAGGTTATAGAATGCTCAACGTATTTCCGCAATGCTCCAAGGTTAATCCATCGGCCAGCAATAAATACGAGAAAGTTTACCTGCATGAATTCTTACTAAACTACTTCTCATGAACCCTGATACCTATTTTCAGAGACCAGAGGTATCTAACTCGGATTTGAGTTGGCTGAAAAGCCAACTCTTTCCAAGGGAGATGCCAGACCCAACGACGGCATACCGGTTTGGAAACTTGCTGGATGCTATGATAACAGAGCCCAATAGGGTGAATTACTTCAAGAGAACCTGTGACTCCGACCAATTTACTAAAGAGGATTTTGATACTGCTCTTCGCATGAAAGAAGCCTTTTGGAACGATGGGTTTTGCTCTACAGTGATGAGTGGTGCCAATCCCCAAAAAGTAATGGTGGATAAAAAGGTATTGAATTTTAATGGTCTTGAGTTTGACATGGGAGTACGTTGCAAATGGGATATTTGGCGAGAAAACCTTGGTTATGGGGGAGACATTAAGTCCACTTCGGCCACCACTCAGAAACAGTTTGAAGATGCAATACGATTTTTTGATTACCCAAGGCAAAGGGCTTGGTATATGGATATTGCCAATAGTGATAAAGATTTCCTCATTGGAATTTCAAAGAAGAACTTCAAGGTTTTCAAAGTGATAATTAATCGAGGTGATTCCATTTACAATGAAGGGTTTGCCGACTATATCAATTTGGCATACCGGCACTTTCTATTATTTGGCTCATATAAACGAAACGCAAATGCTTACAAACATATCAACGCCTGAGCAACTCAAGGACGAATCTGAAGAGATTCAGAATTTTCTGGAAATAACCATCTCTGAAGAAGCCACTGAGGCTATTGAACGTGGAAACGACCTCATTGTCTACATCGCGCGAACGGGCAAAATGCTTGCGGATGCAAAGTACCACCTCAATGAAAAGAAGAAAAGCGAGGTTATTGAAATGCTTAAGCGGGTAGCAAAGGAAACTCCCAATTCAACGAGTAAGGCAGTGAATGCCCTGGTAGATTCAATATGCAGGGAAGAGCAGTTCTTAGTTGACTGGATTGAAAGGCTAAACAGGTCCTGCACACACCAAATGGAGTGGTGTAGAACCGTAGTGAGCAAAGCAAAGGAAGAAATGAGATTGGCCGGAGTAGGCCGTGAGTTTAATCGTTAATACCATAAAAATGGAAAAGCTACTATTTAATGATCTACCCGAAAAAGAGAGGGTAGAAATGCTAGAGGCCAACTCCGATGGAGTTGAGGAAATGGAATACACTGAATTCCTCACTCCGGAAGAGCTAACCGAGCATAAGGATTTACTTGCTCAAAGGTCCATAGAGGAGTCTAGAATTCTTGATGAAAAGCAGGAGGCTGTAGAAGGTTTTAAGCAGCAGCTAAAGCCCATAGTTGAAGAAAAGAACCGGCTCTTAACCGAGATTAAGCATGGTAGTAGAAGCCTTTACGGTCGATGCTTCAAGCTAATTGACTACCAAGATCAGCAGGTAGGTTACTACAACCCAAGGGGCCAGCTGGTGTATTCTCGTCCTTCCAAACCCGAAGAAAGGCAGCGAACAATCATGAGTGTGAAAAGAACAGGAACCAACAACTAACTAAAATGAAACACGAATTAAACATTATCAACAGCGATGGGAAGCCTGTTGTTGTTGAGATCAGAGAAGGTCAGGCTTTACCCCTAAAGGAGCCACAGAAAATTGCTATTGTGGGCAATATTGATGCAGTCTCAAGATTCCTTACCAAGAGGGCTATAGACCAAAAGCAGAGCCATGTTATCGTTAACAGGGAACATCAAAAGATTGAGCTTGTGTTTGACGAGAGCAATTTCTACAGTGGATCTGTTGTTGGAAAGCTTGAACTGTCAGAAGCGTTTAACCGGTTTGAAATAAATACTGGTAAGGAGTATACCACTTACGAGCTGGCCGACTTTTTTAAAATGAACAGAGTTTTCTTCGAAAAGCCATCAGTAGCTGCGAACATTGTTAAGGAGTTAGCCAACTTCAAGGCAAAGGTGGATAAGGAAATTGAGCAATCGGATGATAGGAGAGGAAATAAAACCGCCATGATTCGTCAGGTTGTAGATTCCAATATCCCTGAAAAATTCAATTTGGTTTTACCATTATTTAAAGGACTTGAGAAGCAGACCATTGAAGTTGAGGTAAACATTAATCCCGGAAATCTTAACTGCACCCTTATTAGCCCCATGGCGGCAGAGATTATTGATAGCATTACTGACCAGGTGGTAGACCAAGAACTTAAAAAGTTCGAATCGCTGGCCAATGAAATAGTGGTCATTGAGCAGTAATTAACCAACCACCCCCGAGGTCAAAAAACTCCTTTTTTGAATCGAAACCCGGGGGTGGTTAAATCCTTTTAGCCATGAGCAACATAAGCAGGTCGGTTTATCAGCATCAGGTTGAGCTAAACAAGCGGCTTTTGAGGGACATAAAGCACCTGGTTACCAAGGACGATCCGGTGAGGTCTATAACCATTAAGCTGAAGTGGTTTAACCGGTTCAAGAAGGAGAGTGATTTCAATAAACTATTAATCAGCTTGCTTACAAAGAGATCGTGAATACTAAAATTATCGCCAGGCTTGACCGCATTTTTTCAGAATACATACGACTTCGAGATGCAGATAGAAACGGATATGTTCGATGCATTTCGTGTGGTAAAATAGGCTACTGGAAGGACGTGGACTGTGGCCATTACATCAACAGGAAACATTTGTCTACTCGGTGGCATGAAAAGAACTGCAACGGTCAATGTAGATCATGTAATCGGTTCGACGAAGGGAACATGCTTGGATATACCAAGGGTTTAGTAAGAAAATACGGAACAGGTATCCTGGACGAGCTGGATGTAATGAAGCATCAGTCAGGAAAGCTAACCGATTTTGACGGTGAATTGCTAATAAAACACTATAAGGAACAGGTCAAAATACTTAAAAAATCAAAAGCAGCATGAGCTTTCAAGATAACTATCCTCTACCGGAACTCACTATAAACATATCTCTTAAGGGAGAAATGTTTTCCTACCAAAAGCCGGGTACTGCATTTATTCTCAAGAATAAGAGGGTGATTGTTGGCGACCAAATGGGGTTAGGGAAAACGCTTCAAACTATTGCGGCCATTAAGGGTGCCAATGCAGTTCCTTGTCTTGTTGTTTGCCCGTCCTCCTTGAAGCTGAATTGGGAGAGGGAAATAGAGCAGTGGAGTGACCTTAAGCCTATGGTACTAACAGACCCGATGAAGAATACCTGGCAACTTTTCTACCAAGCAGGAATTGCCAACGTTTTCATTGTGAACTATGAATCACTAAAGAAATACTTTGTTGTAGATGTTCCAACCAAGAAAGGTTGGCGATTAAAGGATGTGAGGTTTAACGCGAATATAAATCTGTTTAAAGCAATAGTAATCGATGAAGGGCACCGTGTAAAAGACCCATCGGCACAACAGTCCAAATTTGCCAGAGGAATTGCATACGGCAAGGAGTACCAAATTCTCTTAACGGGAACACCGGTAATTAACTCCCCATCAGATCTAGCCTCCCAGCTTGCGATTATAAATCAGGTTGATAAGTTTGGGGGCTATTCCCATTTTATGGACTACTACGACACCAAGGAGGAATCAAAACTACAAGAGCTAAGGGATCTGCTTTACTCCACCTGCTACTACCGAAGGGAAAAGTCAGAAGTAACTGACTTACCAGAAAAAACAAGACAAGTAATTCTATGCGACATCACCACCCAAAAGGAGTATGACGATGCTGAGAAGGATTTAGCCGAATACCTAAGGGAGTATAAAAACGCCACGGAGGGGGAAATTAAGCGAAAGATGCGCGGGGAGGCTATGGTTCGAATAGGAATCTTGAAGAACATCTCAGCTAGGGGTAAGATTGAGGCCGTTACAGAGTTCATTCAAGACACCTTATCCAACGGAGAGAAGTTGATTGTCTTCGGACACTTAAGAGAAGTGTTAGGTGAACTAAAACACCGTTTTCCAGGAAGTGTTTCTGTTACCGGAAAGGACAGCACCATAGACAGACAGAATAACGTGGATAAATTTCAGAATGACCCCAATACCAAGCTCATATTCTGCTCTATTGCAGCTGCCGGGGTGGGAATAACCCTTACTGCTTCATCTACTGTAGCATTTATTGAAATGGGTTGGCACCCGGCTATAATGGACCAGGCAGAGGATAGGGCTCACCGAATAGGACAAAAGAATGCCGTAAACTGCCCCTACTTTATTGGAAAGGGAACAATTGATAATTGGGTGTATAAAATAATTGAGGAAAAAAGAGGGGTGGCAAATACTGTTTACGGCAGCGAAGAGGACATGGAGGTGGAGATTGTCAACGGAATTATGAATTTATTTTCAAAGAAGTATAACCTAAACAACTAATGCTATGAACAAGGTAATTTTAATTGGAAGGGTAGGTAAAGACCCTGAAGTAAAGGAGGCCGCTGGATCGAAAGTCGCAAGGCTTTCATTGGCCACAACTGATTACTTTAAAAATTCAGCAGGTGAAAAAAAGGAAATAACCGATTGGCACTCTATCGTCTGCTGGAAAGGGCTTGCTGAAATCTGTGAGAAGTATGTTGCCAAAGGCCAGCTGGTAGCCATTGAAGGAAAGCTGAAGCAGCGCTCCTACGAGGGAAAGGAAGGTGGAAAGCGGTTTGTAACAGAGGTGCTGGCTGATTCCATCCAGATGCTTTCGAAGGTTGAAAAACCGGAAAAGCAAGAAAAATCAGATCAACCATTTCCAGTTATGCCGGAAATACCAACCGAAGAAGTAAACGACCTACCATTTTAGCTTACTAATTAATTTATGACTTACATCGAGCGTATTAATAAATTCTGGGTTTCGCATGAGGGTAATCAATTCAGTACCACAGAAATCGCGCTATATTTCTACCTTTTGAAAGTAGCCAACCTCTGTAGCTGGCCAGATTCGATCAAGCGTAACAACGCTAAAATCTGCGCGGATTTAGGTGTCAGCTTTAATACACTCGCTCAGGCAAGGAATAAGCTAAGACAGGCAAGGGTAATAGACTTTAAGACCAAGAATGGAGCCCCAAATGTGACATATACCTTATCAAATTTTGATGAGGTTACTAACGAGGTTGCTGATGAGGTTACTAACGAGGTTGGTAGGGAGGTTACTGCTGAGGTTGCTGATGAGTTAAATAAGAGTAAAGAGGTAAAAGTAAAGAGGAAAGAATTAACCCCTTCATCCCCTCATGAAATTTCTAGCTCACCAAAAAGGCAAAAAGAGCAACCGGTGGCTCTTAAATTTCCCTTTAACTCCTCGCTGTTTATTTCTACGTGGGAGCAGCTGGCTACCATGCCCAAGTGGAGGAAAAAAATTACAATTTCTCTGCAAATGGCCCTGGATAAGCTTGGCAAATATCAAGAGGAGTTTGCCGTAGAGCTAATGCGGCGAGCCATTGAGGGTGGATATCAAGGTGTGGTGTTCAGTGACACGGATCAGGCTTATGGCCGGTGGTTGAAATCACGTGGTAATGGTCAGATATTAACCCCGGAAAGTGAAAGTAAAAAATCTAAACTTTTAATGAAACTCGATGGAAATTAACGACGCGCTGGCTCGGCTTAAAGAGCATAAGATTCAGGTAGTGCGCAGCCCTAAACGGCTTTCGTTTGGGGATCGTGCCTTCTGTAGTTCCTTGTTTTTGGAAGCATTTAAGGCGGTGGACAAAAGTATTCAGGAGTTCAAGATGCTACCTGAATACGAAAAGATTGTTGACTGGATGGAGGATAACCATGGAAAAGGGTTGATGCTTCAAGGCGATTGCGGCCGAGGTAAGAGCGTAATTGTCTCAGGCGTTATTCCGGCCATTTTCTTTATGCGGTTTGGTATTGTGCTTCATCCCTTTCATGCCGACAACATTCCTGATGCCATACAGCAGCTCAGCAAGCTGCAAACGGTGGTTGTTGACGAGGTAGGAGTAGAGCCTATGGCCAATGACTTTGGTGGAAAGTACGAGGGATTCAACAGGATAATCAACGCGGCTGAGAACTCCCTCAAGTTGGTATTTATCACCACCAACTTGAGCTCTGCACAAATTCTCCAACGCTACGGTGAGAGAACCGTTGAGCGCTTATCTAGGCTGTGTAAAATTGTAAAATTTGAAGGTGATTCACTAAGACCATTTTAGCTATGTACATGATTCCAGTTGCAGCAATAATTCTAGCAATTATTGTGCTAATCATCCACAAGGTGGTGAAAATAGGTACTACCAATGCCAAGACGCAAAGCAATGTTACCATTCGGTTGACCTCGCTGGAGGCAGCCTACCTGTTTGATGCATGTGATATGGTTGCCACCAAGGCCAAGGAGGCCAACTATCTGCCTATTGAATACCGGACAGGTTTAGGCACCACAGTAAGAGACGTTAAAAAACAAATTACGATACAGCATGAACGCTTATCTCATTCCGGGGCTAGTAAACTTTCCCCAAAACAGCACATTATCAGCCAAAATAATCTGGTTAGTGTCTAACCAGCTTGGTATTTCTACAGAAATGCTGTGCAGCCGGTCTCGCAAGCGAAAGGTTGTGGAACCAAGGTTCATTGCGTACTACTTGCTGAAAAATAATACCAAGGAATCGCTTGAGGAAATTGGGTTGCTAATGGGCGGTTTTGACCATGCCACTGTACTGCATGGGCTGAAAACAATCAACAATCTCATGGAAACAAGCCAGGAGCTAAGATTGAGGGTTGAAAGCTTACAAAGAATGGTAAAGGATTGGAATGCCGAGGTAAGCAAACATGGTTAGGTGATATTTTTTTTGCAAATAAACACAAACAAGTTTGTGAAATACAAACAAGATTGTTTATATTTGTAAGAACAAAACAAAAAAGCAATGACCACACCAAAGGTAGCAATTACCCTCTCGGCTGCAATAGGAGGAGAGAAGTACATCAACGGAAGCCCTGCCGATCCTGCCCAATTCTGGCAGTTGCTTAGGCAGGGATTCCAAGATGGCCTTGTAAGAGTAGAAACCCAATCCGAAACCGCAACCATCTGGCAAATCTTCGAGCAATGAACAGCTTTATAAAGGAGTTTGAGCGATTGGGTTACCGGCACAGCTGGATGGATGTATTCAGCGACTTTCTGAGCCTTTCCCTCTGTGCTTTCGGTATGCAGCGCTACGAGGATGAGTACAGAGAAATTATTGGTAGATACCCCAAGGAGGATCAGGCAATATTTCCTAGCCTGTTTGCGGAGATGTTCAAAGCCTACGAAGATGGATCAAGCGCTGATGGAACCTGGACCGATGTGCTAGGAGATTTCTACATGGAGTTTGCAAGCCGTTCAACCCAGCAATTTAGGGGTCAGTTTTTTACCTCTCCATCCATTTGCCAAATGATGGCGAAGCTGACCGTGGATGAGTTAAAATTTGGAACCAATATCAACGACTGCGCATGTGGTTCTGGTAGAACGCTCATTGCTGTTGCCCGGCTCAACCCAGATAACCGGCTCAAAGCCTTTTTTGTGGGGCAAGATTTAGACATAACGGTCTGCAAAATGGCGGTAATCAACTTCGTAATGTTTGGCATGGCCGGGGTAATTATTCACATGGATACGATTAGAATGGAGGTGTATGGGGGATGGAGAATCTTTCTACCAGAAACAGGCCTTGGGGTGGTAAAGTTAACCAAAGAGGAAGCGCTCATGATGGTTACAGAGAAGAAGCAGCCAGAAGAAAAGGAAGAGCCAGCACCAACAGAAACCCCCGCTATTCTGCTAATCCCTCAGGAAGATCACCAAAAATACAAGCAACTTCAACTATTCTAGACATATGAAATCCACAGAAAACTTTAAAAATGTCATTCAGGCTAGGCTTGATACAATGGCAGCTGCAGATCCTCTCTTTGCCGAAAGGCTAAAGAAGGAAAATAAGAACATCGACGATTGCATCACCTACATTCTGAATTGGGTAAAGCAAAGCGAATGCAGCGGATTTACAGATGAAGAAATTTTCGGCCAAGCCGCTCACTACTACGATGAGGATACCATTGATATTGGCAACCCCATAACGTGCAAAGTGGTGGTGAACCACAAGGTTGAACCTACTGCAGAGGAGATCCAGCAAGCCAAGAAGGAAGCCTTGGATAAAGTGATGGCCGACGAACAGGAAAGGCTTCGAAAGAAGTCCGTTTTAACCAAGAAGCCAGAACCGACAATAGTTCAACAGGGAAGCTTGTTTTAGCCATGGAACCAAAAACAAAGCTTCAAAAGTTAGTCGTTGAGCTGACTAAAAAGCTTCCTGCAATCAGTGAGGAGCAAAAAGCGTGGGCATTCGAAAAGTGCCTTGACAAGTATGCTGTTCTATCCAGAAAAACACTTTTTTGCCTGGAATGTGGTCACTCCTGGAAGGATGGGGGGATACTTGCCTCAGCCAAAACGTGCACCTGTCCGAGCTGTGGTAAAAAGCTGCACATTAAGACCGGATATCAGCGATTATACAGCGAGGCAGGGTACTTCGGGATTATGACCACTCAGGACGAGATGCAGGTAGTTAGGATGTTCTTTGCCAAGAAAGTTTGCAAAAAAGGTCAAAAGGCCATTTATTCGGTTTCTGAGGTCATGCAGCACTGGATTGACTTCAAGGGGAGAATCACCACGCTTGCAAAGCAGGTTCGCGGCCTTACCCAGTACTACGATGCATGGATATTTGACAGCTTTCTTGAAATCCGGTTGCTTACCTATAACGCAGGTCTTCGTGCTAGCATAGCACCTTACAAGATTTTCCCACAACGGCGGATACTACCAGTAATCAGACGTAATGGATACAATGGCAAATTTTACGGTTTAGCACCGCAAAACCTATTCTCAACAATACTTCAAGATTCAATCGCGGAAACGCTTTTGAAGGCTGGCCAAGGGGAAATGTTGAAGCACCGGTTTAAGTCACCTGACGCTGTTGAAAAGTTCTGGCCGAGTATTAAGATATGCATCCGTAATGGCTATAAAATTGCCGATGCATCCCTGTGGGTTGACTACTTAAAGCTGTTGGATTTCTTTGGTAGGGACCTCCTAAACCAAAAGTTTGTTTGCCCTGAAAACCTTAAAGCGGAGCATGACCGCTACATGGCCAAAAAGCAAGCGGTGGATAGGAAAAAGAGGCTGATTGAGCTACAGGAAACCATTGAGACTGAACAGGGAACCTATGCAGCCCAAAAGGGCAAGTTTTTTGGTTTGCTATTTCAGCAGGGGGATATCATTGTGAAACCCCTAGAAACCGTGGCTGAATTTGTAGCGGAAGGGGAGGTGCTTAACCACTGTATTTTCACGAGCGAATACTTTAAGAAACCAGAATCGCTGATTCTATCCGCACGGATTAGCAACCAGCCAGTGGAGACCATCGAGGTTTCCCTAGAAAGCCTTTCCGTGGTTCAATGCCGGGGGGCTGATAACCATCCAACCAAGTATCACAGCCAGATTTTAACCCTAGTTCAGAACAATATTCACCAGATAGCACAGCGATTATGAGCCTAACAGAGAAACAGCAACGGTGGATTATGACCCATTTCAAAAACACCAAGAACGACTTTATACTTGAAAAGTTTCAGATAAGTCATTCGATGTTGCACCGGTTTGCCCGTGAGAACGGACTAAAAAAAACAGGGCAATTCCAGAAAAAGTGCCGGGAGGATGCCACGAAAGCGGCCAGATTGGCTAACAAGCGCAACAACTGGCCTCCCAAGGGTTATGAAATTCCCAAGAGTAAGGAAAATCAATTCAAGGCCGGGATTACCCCTGAAATGAGGCTAGGAAAGAAAAAGAACCTAGAGCGGATACAGAAATCAGCGGAGAGCAGAAGGAGAACGGTAGCCGCTGAAAAGCGAAGGGTTTTGTTTGGCTTACCCCAAAAAACAAAGCTAAAAGTAGTGGCCGCTCCGCACAACAAGGCGTCATATCGGTACACACTTAAAAAAAGAGGCTACATCGTTGAGCGAGGGGCTAAGACAATATTCTACAATGATAGCACGAACAGAAGTGAAATCGTTGAACGCACGGCCAAAGAGCGTTACAGATTTTCAGTTTTGGAAATGGGGCCTGCCCCGAAATATTAATTCAATGTTTTCTAACAAAAATTGAGGAGGAAAATATAATGAAAATAACAGGCACAAAGGAATGGGCAAGCAAAACAATCAACCTATTTACAGGTGACTGCCCCAATGGATGTATTTACTGCTACGCCGCTGCAAATAATCACCGCTTTAAGCTTCCAAGGGAGTTTAGGGTAAAAGACTCCATGCTAGGCGTTAAGTTTAAAAAACGCGAAGGAATTACCATGTATCCGTCTACGCACGACATACGGCCAGAGCACATCGATCTTCATGTTGATTTTCTCAAGCGATTTCTGGAACCAGGCAATAAGGTTCTAATCGTCACCAAGCCTTTTCCAGAGTGCATTGAAAGGCTATGCAAAGAGTTAATGCCTTACAGGGAACAGGTTGAATTTAGATTTACCGTTGGTAGCGGAAATTCGGAAACGTTGAAATATTACGAACCATTTGCTCCTTCTTTTACACAGAGAGCACAAGCAATAGAAATAGCTTATAACGCTGGATTTAAAACAAGCCTATCTATTGAGCCAATGCTCGATATTATCCCTTACCTGATAATACTTCACTTATACCCATTTATTTCTGGAGAAATTTGGATAGGTAAAATGAACAACGCGGTAGTCAGAATATCATCAAACGGACACCGAGACAAGATTGAGATTGTGAAATCCCTTGTTGAGTGGCAGGCTAGCGATTCCAACATCATGGGAATTGTAAACAACCTTTCTCAATACGATAATGTGAGGTGGAAGGACAGTATAGCAGAGGTAATTAACAGAAATAAAAAGGAGGAATAGTCATGAAAGAACTGCAAAAATTAATGAACAACATATCGGATTGGTCCAACAAAACATTTGGGGATGGTGATAGATCGGTTCCAATTTTACATCACCTACAAAAAGAAGTTGTTGAAGCCATTGATATGGTAATTGAATTCAGAGATGTAAGATATGATGATTCTGTTGGTGTTGGAGAATATGGCAGGATTTGGGCTAAAATGCAACTTGAATTTGCAGATTGTCTTATGTTGCTATTAGATGCCGCGCAACATGTAAATATATCAGCTGAGGAGTTAATTAATGCAACTAATCACAAACTAGAAGTAAACAAAACTAGGATATGGGGCAAGCCCGATGAAAATGGAGTAATAGAGCATATAAAGGAGGAATAACTATGAAAATATTTATATTAATTGTCTCAAAAACGTTCCCAAAAACGCATAAAAGAGCAGGAGAATCAACTGGATTTGTAGATAACATTTCAAAACTTTTTACTCCTGCAAATACCAAGATACACACTATTCGGGCAAATATCGACTTGTGGAGTAAAAGGGCAAAAGAAATTAACGACGGCAGAGCGTTTTTATCAATTCGCTACTGGAGTGGAAAACCTTACAACTCAGAACAGGTTGAAATATGCAAATTGAGGCATATTGGAATTCAAAAGTTTAATGTGTTGGAATATGAAGATAATGAAGGAATTGAACGAGCCTGTTATTGTGTTGACGATATGGCAAAGCAAACATTGCTAACATCTACTTTAGCCAAAAACGATGGACTTTCATTAGAGGATTTCAGGGAGTGGTTTAAGGATTACGATTTATCCAACTCAATGGCCATTATTCACTTTACGGAATTCCGGTATTGATTTACTAACCTATTATTGGCAATTGATGAACTAACTTAAAAACTAATTGTATGATTTCAATTAAAGAAGTAAAACAGATAAGAGAAAACTTTGGATTTACACATTTAGTTATTCTCGGAATTTCCAACGATGGTAAACATCACGTTGCTACGCATGGAAAAACAGTAGTACAAGCAAAGGAAGCTGCTAATATTGGTAACCAGTTAAAAAAAGAAATTGGTTGGCCTCAAAACTTATGCAACTCCAAACCTCTAGAAAGAATTTGCGAACATTGTTCTTTCTGGCAACGTGGATACCACCATCCAGGTGATGTGATACAATCAAATATGCACGGTAAATGTATGTTCAATCCAGAACCTACAAAAAGGTATGAACAGGATAGGGCTTGTGGAAATTTTGAGCCATCAGCATAGTATCAGCGAAATAAAAACACGAATTATGACAAAAAAAATCTTAATAATAGGTGCTGGGGTAGAAGGAAAATCAACCCTGCATATTGCTTCGTTGCAAGAAAAATACGGTAACGATATCGTTTTAGTAACACCCGAAGAGGCCAAAGAGCAAGGTTTAAGGATGGAAGATTTTGCTAACATTCCAACAATTAAGTTAATAGCACCACCAGTTAATGAGGACATCCAACGCATATCATTGTCAGGTAGAGAGCAGCGAAGGCAAAGACGAAAAAAAGAGCGAAAAACACACTAGCCATGGGTAAGATTGAAAACGCAGGTTATTTAGTAATTACCAAATCCGGAAAAAGTGGACGAACCTACCACAACAAAGGATTAATTAACGAAAAGATACCTGTATATCTCGAGGTGAAAGAGCATGAGTATGCTGATAAGGCTATACTATGTGATCCTTCAACATTGAAGTTGGTAGGATTTATTGACTAATGAGCTAAATCATACCAACAAAAAAAGAGCCCCTGTATAGAGGCTCTTAATAATTCCTCCTTAAACTAAGTTTCAGAAGAGTTTAAGGTAATGTTTGACATTAAATCCTCTAGTAGAAATCGGTAGGTAATGTCTTCAAGTGATGATCTTTCTAATTCATCTGTTGGAAGATTTGAAAGATGTTTTTTAAGGGCCAATAGGTCCCTGCTTGATAGCTCATATTTATGAGCTATTTGATTTAAATAATCCATTTGTAAAATAGAATTACTTTATCACCGATTAAGACAATTCAAATATTGAATTAGTATTATTCCCCAATTGGAATTTTTAAGTGATGTATTTTCATACAGTAAAAAAAAGGAGGCTTAAGCCTCCTTTCCCTAACGTTTTGAAAGGTATTCTCTAACTTTCTTCACAGAATGACCAACTTCCCGAACCGCCTTTCTAAGTTGAGCCTCAGATACACCAAGTACTTTAGTCCATCTCTTAACTTCCGCTACTTGTTCTAAACTAATGAGGTCCCTGTCTGGATGTCCAATTTTCTTTTTATTATCCATTCTCCGTGGTTTAAACTGCTGGCACCTTGTTTGAAACTTTCAATAGTGTTCTTCCAAAAATCCTACGGAGCCTAGACTGGTATCCACCAGTTTTGTATTTTCCGTAGTACCGTCTTATCCGTTCTTCGACTTCATCCGTTATGGTTACAGAGTTATCTGTAGGGTTGAATGTTTCTTGGATACTAACGAGTAGACTTTGAAATCCACCATCGTGCTTAGAACTTGGGCTTTGCCTGAACAAGTGATATTGTTCGTCCTCATTTAAAATAATCTTTTTCTTTTTCATTTTTTTTTAGTATTATGAATTACATTAATGTTTATTCTGTAGCGTTTATCCTGGATGAACTCTACTCTAATCTTTTTTTAATTTTTTTTCTTACCCTATTGCATCTAATTATATCCTTACTATATTTGTCCCGTAATATTGTAAAAAAGATGGGTAGTCTTTAGGTTTACTTATTACAAACTTTAAGTCGATTTTTTTTGCATCTCAAGAATTGTGCCATGGGCGATAGTTGTGCCTATATGGCATGGTTTTTTTATTTTATGACATTTTGTAATGTCATGCTGTCGGAATATTATTATTTTATTTTTCAACTATTCTGATTATCTTTGGTAGGTCAAAGATCGAGGGGATGGATAGCTGCGAGAGAGTGAACTACAAATCAGTAGTTCGATTACTTCAAAAGAAATACCCAAGCATTTTCGAGGAGCTTACCCAGGAGCCTGTGGTGGCAGACTTGACCATGGCAGAGCCGCTACTTGGAAGATTTTGCCTACTGAAAGGCTTGAGCAAAGACCAGGTAGTAAAGAACAAGGACCAGAGCCGAATGCTATTTATTGCCTTGGCCACAAAAACCTTTGATCCGCTTTTCTTTGTAGATACCGAAAAGACACTCCTCCGGGGCTTAAGGGACACCCTTTCAGCCATTCTTTTTGTCCATGAGACGCAAATCTCTCACACTTTGACAACGGTGCGAACATACCTCAGGGCTTACCCGGCCTTCAGAAAAGAGGTGGACTACCTTTACGCTACAATCGTAAAGGAGTTTTCTCATGACAACCGTAAGTATCAAAACAGCCTATCTGGGGGTAGACAAGCTTACCCCTTATCCGCAGAACCCTAGAACCATAACTGAGGCGGACCTGCAAGACCTTTGCCATTCCATTGAGGAGGATCCGCTTTACTTTGAAACAAGGCCAGTAATTTGCTCTGATAGAACAGGCCACCCGGTTATCATTGCCGGGGAGAAGCGCTGGATGGCAGCCAAGAAACTTTTGCTCCCTCAAATACCTGTCGCGATAATTCCGAACCTAGTGGAGGAGGAGGAGCGCAGGATTCTACTTAAAGACAATGGTTCATTTGGGGAATGGGACTGGGACTTGTTTCGGGAATATGGTTACTCCGACCTTCCTGTTGGGGAGTGGGGCGTTGATATTCCTTTGGCATTTGGGCCAGAGGAGGAAGGTTTTGGAAATCTAGATGATTCAGCAATCAAAAGGTCTTTGCATGAAAGATTTGTAATTCCCCCATTTTCCATACTCGACACAAGGCAGGGATACTGGCAAGAGCGAAAACGCAGTTGGCTATCCCTTGGAATTAAGAGTGAGGAAAGCCGGGAGGACATGAAAGCAATGGGCTCATTTGCCGGGTCCGTTCCACAATACTACACCCTAAAGGAGAAAGCTGAGCAGAAGGTAAAGCGTAAGCTAACCAATAAGGAGTTTGAGGAATCCTTTTTGCTTGACATGCTTCCGAAGAATAGCCAGCTAGCCTTTACTTCTACCGGAGGAATGTTGTCTATTTTTGACCCAGTGCTATGCGAGATTGCCTACCGCTGGTTTTGCCCAGATGGCGGATTGGTGCTAGACCCATTTGCCGGAGGTTCTGTGAGGGGAATTGTGGCTGGGATGTTAGGCTGTGGATATGCGGGGATAGAATTAAGGGAAGAACAGGTGCAGTCAAATAGAATACAGGCAGAGAGAATTATTCCTGAGGCTAAAGTTGCCTGGCATACTGGAAATTCACTTCAGCTTGATACAATATTTACCGAAAAGGCCGATATGATCTTCAGCTGCCCACCCTATTTCGACCTTGAGGTTTACTCCGATAACCAAGATGATCTTTCCAACATGAGTTGGGATGACTTTAAGTTACAGTATGCTGAGATTATTCGAAAATCAGTTGCTGCCCTAAAGGATGATTCTTTTGCCTGTTTTGTAGTCGGAGATATAAGAGATGAGAAAGGGTTATACCGGAATTTTGTAGGATTAACTACTGAATGCTTTGAAAATGCAGGTGCAAGCCTTTACAACGAAATCATCATGGTAAATGTAGCCGGAAGTTTACCTATTCGTGTTGCTAAGCAGTTCAATACGTCTCGCAAGGTGGGTAAGTGTCACCAAAATGTGTTGGTTTACTACAAGGGAAATCCAAAAACCATTAGGGATAAATTCAAAGAGTTAGACTTCTCAGAGGAAGTTATTAATAGTGTGGAAGCTGAGAATGAACTAGCTATTTAGTTTGACAATAATACTTGACAAATGGCACGTAGGACGAATAGAGGGGAAAGGGAGCGGGATTTAAACCTCATTACAGAGCTATACACCAAGGGAAGATCATACCGGGAGATAGCCTTTGAGGTTAATGAGCTTCATGGGAGGAAGATAACCTACCAGACCGTTTCCAACGAAATTAAGAAGCTGCTGAAGGAGTGGGAGGAAAGCCGCAACGAAATCATCGACCACCAGAAATATGTTGAGCTGGCGAAGATTGACCGGCTGGAAAGAACCTACTGGGAGGGCTATGAGAAATCGTGCCTGCCTGTCAAGAAGACTTCTACAAGGAAAAAGGGAGTTCCTGACAAGGTTAACAACGTGGAGAAGATCGATAATGAGGAAACCAGAGTTGGGGATCCTCGCTTTCTTGACGGCATTAAGTGGTGCATCGAGCAGCGGTGCAAAATATTTGGCATCAATGCTCCGCAGAAGTTTGATGTGGAGACAAACCTCTTCCAAGAATTGATGAAATCATCCACAAGTGCGGATTAATGAGCAATACATAAACCTATTCAAATCGTGGCAAGCAGACTGGAACAAGTTTGCCCGCGAGGTATTGCGCGTTAATCTGGACCAGGAGCAAAAGGATATCGTTGCAGCTGTCCAGAATAATCCGAGGGTTTCCGTTTGCTCAGGAACTGCGAGAGGAAAGGATTTTGTCGCGGCGGTGGTCGCTATTTGCTTTTTATACCTTACGCCCAAGTGGAACAAGTATGGGGAGCTCATAGAAAACACGAAGGTTGCACTTACGGCGCCAACCGATAGGCAGGTTAAAAACATCATGTTTCCCGAGGTTTCCCGCCTCTATAACCGAGCAAAGGTGTTGCCGGGTCGGTTGGTTGGCTACGACATCAGGACCGACAACGAGGAGTGGTTTTTGACTGGCTTTAAGGCGAGCAAGGATAACCACGAGGCTTGGTCTGGTTTTCATGCGGCCAACACCATGTTCATTATTACGGAGGCTTCTGGTATTGAGGAGACAATCTTCAACGCTATCGAGGGAAACTTGCAGGGCAATTCACGCATTTTGCTCGTGTTCAACCCTAACTCTCCAACCGGCTACGCTGCCAAGTCGCAAACATCCCCCCGATGGAAGAAGTTCAGATTGGATAGCCTAACGTCCACCAACGTAAAGGAAAAGAGAATTGTAATCCCAGGACAGGTCGATTACGATTGGGTAAAGGATAAGGTCGAGGCGTGGTGTATGCCCATTCCTAAAAGTGCTTTCAGTAAAACCGAGGGCGATTTTGAGTTTGAGAAAGTTTTTTACCGGCCAAGCGACCTATTCCGGGTAAAGGTTCGGGGCATGTTCCCGCGCGTTTCCTCCGATACTCTTATTCCTTTTGACTGGATTGTGGCCGCCCAGGAGCGGTGGAAGGACTACAGGAAGAAGGATATTGCCCGAAGGGTTGGGGTTGATGTGGCCGGGATGGGGCGTGACAATACCATATTTTGCCATAAGTTGGATAACTATGTGGAGAAGTTTGACATTGTTGGAGCCGCTGGTGAGGCGGACCACATGCGCACCGCGGGGGAGGTGGCTACTATCCTTCGGTCACCATCAAACAAGGCTTTTATTGATACCATTGGTGAGGGAGCAGGGGTATTTTCACGACTTCAGGAGCTAGGCTATAAAAATGCCTTTTCCTGCAAGTTCTCAGAGGGAGCAGCTGATCTTACTGATATAACAGGAATTTACAGGTTTGCCAACATGCGGGCTTACCTGTTCTGGGCTGTTCGGGACTGGCTTAACCCGGTGAACAACATGCAACCGTGCCTACCACCCTGCGATGAATTTGTTGAAGAGGCCACCCAGATCAAGTGGAAGTTTCAGAGCAATGGTTCCATTATCATTGAGCCAAAGGAGGACATCAAGAAGCGCATTGGCAGGTCAATTGACTACTTTGATGCGCTGGCAAATACCTTTTATCCGCATGATAGCAATAGTGAGGATGGGCAGGATTTGAATGGATTGTTTTTCTAAATTGATGAGGATAATTAGTAAGGTTACTGGAACTGTTTAATCTAGGAGGTCTTTATTTTTCGCATCAACACTTTACATCTCGAAAGGTAGTTATCAATTATTGGACTTGTGGGCGACTTAAATTCATCAATTCTGCGATAAGTTTCCTCCCACCAATCAGGTTGAACTACATAATCGGAAGTTACCATCCTTTCCAATTGCATGTGAGCTGCCTTCATCCTAGACTCAATTTCTTTAATATGGCCTAATGCATTTTCAGTCAAATTATTTTTCATATCTAAATCATAAATCCTTCTATTAGAAATTATTGAAGAAAATGCAAAATTGAATGCAGATTGAAAATCTTGTTTCTCACTAAAAGATGTAAATAAAACCCAATTTAATCTATCTTGTGTTTGATATAGCTCCATTGAATTCTTATCAATAATATTCTCCATAATATTTATCTTTTCTTCTAGATCTTTTTTAAAGCCCTGTTTTAATTCTAATATTTCGAACTTTTGTTTTCTAAATAAGTTCCAAATCCAACCCCAACTTATTAATCCAGCAATAGTCAGAAGACCTGCTATTATTAAAGAAAAACGGGTGGATTGGTCATTAAGGGCTTCTGAAAAAAATGCCTCTTTGGCCTTATAAATAGTAAGTTCTCGCTGCATGGAATCTGCATAAACCTTGTGATATTGTTCGATTGCTACCAATTTGCTATTAACTAATGAATCTTTATTTGTTTTTGGAGTTGCCTCAATTAATGTTGTATTTAGAACAAAAAACAGGCAAAGAAATAGTGGTTTCATAAGTAATGTTGTTTTTATCAAAGTTATCACATTTTCCCAAAGGTGCGAACTCCATCCTTCAAATTAATGCCAAGCCTTTATAGCCTCAATACCTTGCCACAAAAATGGCACGATGATAAAGGACACGCTATCACTTAACCCTTCCGACATTTACAAAGCGCTTGCTGTAAAAGATGAGCAGAAGGTTTCGCAGGAGAATATCACCAAGCAGCTCGACCCATCTCAGCATGCGGTTTTTGATACAACCACCAGACCTAAGAAAGATGTTAAGAAGCCAAACGGTCGAAAGGATGAGAAAGGAGAACCCCTTTACGATACCGTTCAGGAGGAGGTCAACCGAATTCCTCTCGGTTTCCAGCAAATAATAGTAAATAGAGCGGTAGGGTTCCTTTTGGGTATTCCAGTGAAGCTTCGTTCGTATGCCGTTGATGACCCTGAGAAGAAGCTGGCAGCCATGATTCAGAAGACATGGGACGATAACAAGCTGGACTTCTTCAACCGAAAGCTGGCCAGAAGGGTATTCGCGGAGTGTGAGGCCGCTGAGCTATGGTATCTCGTTGATGATAGCTCCTTTTGGGCCTCCCTTTGGGCTAAGCTGAAATCGGCTGTTGGTGCAGCAACCAGTTCCAAATTTAGGCTCAGGGTAAGGTTGATTTCACCATTACTTGGAGACAAGCTTTATCCCCACTACGATGAGTACGGGGACATGGACGCCTTTAGCCGGGAGTACATCGTAACGGAGAATGGTAAAAAGGTTTCCCGGTTCGATATTTATACCGCCGATGTGGTGGTGAACATGGTTAAGGGTGATGGTGGATGGACGGAGGAAAAACGTGCCGCCAACCCCTTCAAGAAAATACCGGTTATTTACTACAGCCAGGAGGTGCCGGAATGGTATCTCGTGCAGGGGCTCATTGAGCGCTACGAAACCCAAATGAGCAACCTAGCAGATACCAACGATTACTTTGGCTCACCAATGGTCAAGGTAAAGGGCAAGGTGCTTGGCTTTGCCTCCAAGGGGGAGCAGGGAAAGGTATTGCAGATGGAAAAGGATGCCGACGCCTCCTATCTCTCCTACGACAATGCACCCGAGTCCATCAAGCTAGAGCTGGAAACGCTCGAAAAGCACATCTATGGACTCACCCAAACACCCAACATTTCTTTTGAGAACATGAAGAGCATGGGCGATGTGTCGGGAATTGCCCTTAAGCTGAAGTTCATGGATGCCCACCTGAAGGTGGAGAACAAGCTTGAGCTGTTCGGGGAGATGTTTCAGCGAAGGTTGAACCTGCTTAAAAACGTTCTTGGAATGGTAGTGGATACTTCCCTTTCCCAGCAGGTTTTAACGCTCGAAATGGAGCCGATATTTACACCTTACCTACCAAAGAACGTCAAGGAAGAGGTGGATATCCTCGCCACCGCCACAGGTAAACCAATCATGTCAGTTAAGACCGCCATTGAGAACAACCCGCTGGTTGGGGATGCTGACGAGGAAATTAGCCGAATGGATGAGGAGGCGAAGGCTGAGCTTACGGCCAGCCGAAATGCACTGAGTGGGACACTTAACATGTAATCATTGCAAAGAAAAGAGTGGTGTTATGGAAAGACGAATTTTTAAAACTTATCCTAGCCATGCTTTGGACAAGATAAAAGAATTAATGGATGAAGGTTGGACTATTGTTGCTAGTGCAAATACTTCAACTCCTCCAACTGAACCTGATGCACATGGTGTATCGTATGGTGGTCAATCTTTTGAAATTTTGGCTGAACGAAAAGAGGTGGATCCTGTGCTTAAGGAAATATACCCTTTAGGAATGCCAAAACCAATGACGCCGTCAGAATGGAATAATATTAATAAAAAACGATGAACCCAAGTGAGCTATGACGTGTATAGTTGGAATTATAGACAAGGAATCAAAACGAGTTATTATTGGAGGAGATTCGGCAGAGTCTACTAACTCAAGTATTTCGATACGAAAAGACTCAAAGGTATTTGAGAATGGAGAATTTGTTATTGGATGCACCTCCTCTTTTCGAATGATCCAATTGCTTAGATTTTCATTCAAACCTCCCAAAATCATCTCAAAGGATATTTATGAATACATGTGCACTGACTTTATAAGTGAGGTAAGAGCATGTTTTCGAGATGGTGGTTTTCTACGAAAAGATTCTGAGGGTTCAGAAGCAGGAGGCACTTTTTTAGTTGCCTATAAAAATAGGCTCTTCAAGGTAGAGGATGATTTTCAAGTGGCTGAGAATTTGAATGGGATAGATGCTGTTGGCTGCGGTGCTGATGTTGCTCTAGGGGCTTTATATTCTCTATCTCAGCAAAATATTCAGACAGAAGATATAGCCTTAAAGGCATTGGAAACTGCTGAATTTTTGGCAATAGGAGTGTGCCGTCCGTTTGTTTTAATAGGCACGTAACGGTTACAAGAACATAATTACCGATGATTTCCAGCTACGATAAGCAGTTACTGCAAAAAGTGTTTGCCCAAGACGCCGCCATTGGTAGCGTCTTTAACATCTTTGTTCGGTCGATTGCTGGCAAGCTAACAAGGTTAAAAGATGGTGGCTGGGATAAGAACCCACAGCTTGAAAAGGAGATTGACAAAGAATTAGCCAAGCTGCAAAGCAACCTTGAAAGCACTGTTTACAACAGCCAGAAGTGGGCTTTTTCATTGTCGAGGACCAAGAACGACGAGCTGGTTAAGTCCTACATTAAGGGTATGGCCATCAGCGGCAAGCTGAAGGAAAAGCTCTTTGGGGTTAACGAAAAGGCACTTGAAGCCTTTGTGAATCGAAAAGTTGATGGGCTTGGACTTTCTGAGCGTGTGTGGAATACTACGAACCAAGTCAAGGAGCAGCTGGGATACTACCTAGAGAGCGGAATTGCAACCGGTCGAAGTGCCAATTTAATTGCCCAGGACGTTCGACAAATACTCAAAAATCCCGATGCACTTTACCGAAGAGTTCGGGATAAGGACGGTAAGCTGGTCCCAAGCCGACCCATGAAGGATTTTGTCACTAAACCTGGTGTTTACAAATCTGCCCACCAGAATGCCGTTCGGTTGGCTGCTACTGAAACCAACATGGCCTACCGAACTGCAGACCATACAAGGTGGCAGACTCTAGACTTTGTGGTAGGGTATGAAGTGAGGCTATCTGGTAGCCACCCTGCAGTGGATATATGCGACTACATGGCCGGTCGATACCCAAAGGATTTTGTATTTCGTGGCTGGCACCCGCGATGCTTTTGCCATGCTGTCCCGATACTGATGTCGGAGGAAGATTACCTAACCTACATGGATGCAGATGAGGAAACTGCAACGACCATGCTTGAGCAGAATTCAATACAATCTATTCCTGCAAGTGCTGAAAGCTACATTTCAGAAAATAAAAAGGCCATAGAGCGCTTAAAGTCTGCTCCATACTGGGTTGAAGATAACTTCAATGATGGTAAAATAGCAAGTGGTTTAAAGTTACAGCAATGAAGTTTATTGGGTCGGTGGCTCTTTCTCATGGCTATGGGTAACCTTCATTACAAGGTCTCTTGCAGCCTGCTTCATTTCACGTCTTTCTTCTTCTGACATTTTTAGAAGTCTATTTTGGGGTTCTTTTTCTGTTTGATCGACCTTTTCCTCTATCTCTTTATTCATGGTAATAGTAAAAACTATTTAGTTATAATTTTCTAGTAATTGAGTTTGAGTACAACCCGCTTATACTGCCTATTGCTCAAATTTGTTTCATGATAAAGTTCGCACACTTGTATAAGTGTGATACTTCAGACCTTCAAATTCTTTCCCCCGAGTAGACTTCAGGGTAATTTTCCTCCATGAAAGTTTAACCAAACTAAACCCTCATGAAGGAAAAAATTTTACAGGCTTTAAAAACCAAATATACTGGGGTTCAAAGTCTAGTGCTAGACAGGGTTGCAGAGGAACTCGCAAAGACTGTCACCGAGGAAGCCAACATTGAAACCGCAATTGGCGGGGTCGGAGGCTTAATCAACACCTTTAATTCCATCCTCCAATCGGAGGGCGACCGCAGGGCAACCGATGCCGCAAAGACTGCACTTGGGAACTACGAAAGACAGCATAACCTTAAGGAAGGTAAGCCAATCGAAGGGCCTAAGCCAGCAGATCCTAATGACATCGCTTCTATCGTGGCGAACGCTGTGAAAGCAGCCGTTGAGCCACTGCAAAACGAGCTGAACCAGTTCAAGCAAAAGGGCTCAAGTGAGGCACTTTCTGCTAAGCTGAAGGCTAAGATGGCAGAGAAGAAAATCCCTGAAGCATTCCTGAAAGGTCGAACTGTCGAGAGCGAGGATAAGCTAGACGGCGTGTTGGCTGAAATTGAAGCCGACTTCACCGCTGTTAAGCAAGACCTCATCAACGAGGGGGTAGTAGTTGAGCCGCCCAAGGGCAGCGTAGGCAACCCATCCAGCGTGGATGCCGATATCGAAGCCTGGGCAGGAAAGGACAAGAAGTCTAACTAATAACTAAGCAAAAAATGGCTTTAGGATTCAGAAAAGTTGAAACTACGGAGATCATCCCTGTTTTTTCGCGGATTAACGAAACCGTCACTGGCGGATTCGCGCTCGACAAGGCAGGCTTGACCGACGGTCAGACCCTCAAGGCGGGAACGCTGATGGTCTACGATGAGGCGACCCGTAAAGCAAAGGTGGTGAAAACTACCAGAGCTTACGAGAACGCCAACGCATCCACCTCTGTAAAGGTGGAAAAAGGGCATCTGCTGGTAGTTGGGGAAAGCATTGACGGCGTGGCCATCGATGCAATCAACACGAGCAATGCAGATTACGACACCCTCACCATGCACTCGGCAGTTACCGTTGTTGCCGGTGATGTACTAGCCTCTCAAAGCGTAACCGATTTGACTACCGGTCTTCTCCATGAGGAAACCGTTGTAGCCGACAACGAATCGGTAACTATTGTAATTAGCGGCACTGCCTACGCACGTAGGATTCCTCCTGTAACCAAGGAGCAGCTGCCTGGAACCATTAACCTGTCTAACTCCAAGTAATTATGGCAAAGATTAAATCAATTTTCGCGCCCTACTCGGACAGGCTTCAGGTGATGGTGGATGCATCACAGGATAAGTTCGCACCTGTTTGGTGGAAGAACTACTTTGATTGGGGTATTCCTAGGATTTCGCTAACCTACGAGACTGTGATTGGACGGTCCAGAATTGAGGCTGCGGCTTCCGTTGTGGCTCACCAGTCAAGCGCTCCGCTCCGGTCTCGGGATAAGCTGTCGAAGCTTTCCGGAGAGGTGGCAGCCATTAAGGAAAAGTTTCAGCTGACCGAGGCTGACTACCGGGACTACCTCACCCTACAGAACCTTTCTGTGGATGATCAAACCAAGAAGCAGGCTTTGCTTAACCTCATGTTCTCTGATATGAAACGCGTCGGTGATGCCGCCATGAAGCGGATCGACATGATGGTACTGCAGGCTGTTTCAACCGGAAAAATCAGCATGACAGCCACCAACAATCCTGATGGTATTGTAACTGGTGACATTGACCTGCTGATGCCGGTTGACAACTTCAAAAAGGTGGTAGAGAAGTGGTCTGTTCCAGAAACAGCAACCCCAATTACGGACATCAAGACGCAGGTGGAAGCCGGCGAAGATGCTGGAAGGTCGTTTGCCAAGATGCTCATGACTAGATCCACCTTCTGGAAATTGCAGAAGTGCAACGAGACCATGTCCATGATGGCGGGTTACTTCCGCATGAATACCAACCAGAAGCGGGTTGGAACGCTTGACGAAATCAACGAAATGTTGACTTCTAATGGTTTCCCAACTATCGAACTTGTGAATGAGGCTATTGGGGTTGAATCTGATGGAAAGATTTCCGTTCAGAGACCTTTTAAGGACACTTCTGTAGTGTTTATTCCAGCCGGTAAACTTGGCCTAATCAACTGTGCAATTCCGATTGAGCAGATGAAGCCTGTTGCCGGTATTTCCTATGCAACCTACGAGAACGGTCTTATCTCCAAGTGGCAAGAAAACGACCCATTTGCAGAGTGGACGGCTATTGAGCTTAAGGCATTCCCTGGGCTTGAGGCTATCGACAGGATGTATATAATGGATGTTGAAACTAAGGCATAAATCAAGGGGGAGCAATCCCCCTTAACCTCTTTTACCCATGACCAACCTTGAAGCGCTTAAGTCCACCATAATTGGCTATCCAGTTGAGGAGAATACCCACTTGCGGATTCTCCTAGATAGGGGAATTACCCCGCAGGAGGAATACGCTGGAAAAAATCAAGCCTTTGAGCTGGCCACAGCAGATGTGCTATCTGCACTCCTGACTGCAGCCAACTTCTCTGAGGGAGACCTACAGATCAGCCTAACGGACAAAAGCAACTTCAGGAAGGTGGCCACTGGGATTTACAACAAATGGGGAGAGCCTAACCCCTTAGAGGATAGGCAACCAACAGTCACGGGAATTAGCCCGTGGTAATTACTAACCAAATTTAATTTCACATGAAAAAGTTTATTGCAATGCTGATGGTTTTCGGGGCTATGCTCCTGATGCCTTTTGCCCTTTTGGCCTCTGATGGTAGCAACGATGCGGGGCCTATTAGCAGCATCTTCGTCACTTTCGTGACCCTCGTAGCCGCTATTCCGCTGGTTGTAGAAGCGGTAAAAAAGGTAATCAAAACCGACATCAAAATCATTAACCAGATCATCTCGTGGATTACGGGAATTGCCTTGACAATGGCGGGTTGGTGGCTCGGGTTCGGGTTCTTGGTTGGGCTGGTCTGGTGGCACGCGCTGATAGTTGGGCTGTGTGCATCACTTGCCGCTAATGGGGTTTACGATACAAGCATTTACGAGTATATCCTTCGAGCGGTGGGCATTCTGAAACCACTAAGCAAATAAAGGATTATGAGACAGCTGGAATTCATACAACGGCTTTTCAACTATAGCGAAATGAAGGTGCAAGTGGCAGCATTTTATGGCGTAATCTTTTCAGGAATTTGCGCCTTCAGTGAGGGGTTTATGGGCATCTCTGGGAGCCTGTTCGTTCTCCTGTTCATCATCATGATTACTGACTACATCACAGGTCTTCAGGCATCAAAAAAGGAGGGACAGAAGTTCATCAGCAAAAGGGGATTGCAGTGGGTATTTAAGTTCGGAAGCTATATGGTATTTCTGGCTGTCTCCTACATGGTTCGAAGAGAGCTGCTAATTAATCATTTGGACATGCTTGAAATACCATTCAAGCTAATCCATTTCTACGTTTTAATCCACATTTTTTGGTGGGAGCTGAAGAGCATTGATGAAAACTTTGAAAGGCTCGGCTACTCCTTCAGGGTACTGAAGCTGGCGGATAGCCTATTTAAGGTAGTGAAGGGGATTTTTAAACGAAAAATGGAGGAAGAAAGTGGAAAGTAAGCTACCCTTTGAGGAAAAGGTAAAGCAGAATCGCGAGGCGTTTCTGGATCGAGTTAGGACCATTTCAAAGCAGCTGGGTATTAGACCAGAATGGCTAATGCTTGCTATGAATATTGAAACAGCCGGTACTTTCAGGGCTGACAGTCAAAACCCAATGAGCCACGCAACTGGACTGATTCAGTTTATGCCGCACACAGCTATAAGCCTTGGCACAACCTGCGATAATTTGAAGTCCATGACCAATGTGCAGCAGCTCGACTACGTGCTGAAGTATATGAAAACCTACAGCGGCAAGATGAACTCCTTTGAGGATGTTTACCTGAGTATATTTTACCCTGCTGCGGTTGGTAAGCCAGATTCATACCAGCTTGGTGCAACAGCTGAAATGCGGCGTAAGATTGCGCTCCAAAACTCAGCATACGATCAGAATAAGGATGCGGTAGTGACAAAAGCAGAGGTCAAATTCGCTATCCGAAAGTTCATTCCTAAAGGATTTGAGGGGGTATTCTAGTGTTGAGCAAAAGACCACATACGCTAACCTTTAGGTGGAACTCGGAGCCTACTATTGATGAGGCTACCGGTAGACCTACTGAAGGTGGTGAGGATTCAATCACTATACAATGCCGATACCAGCCAAACGGTACCGGAAAGTTTGTTGAGTCGGAAGGTGGTATTAGCCTAACCTATGCATATAAGGTCTTTTCAGATGTACTGCCGGTCATTATTCCCGCTGGTGCAACTACGGAAATTGAAGGAAAATTGCTCACCGTCATTCGGCACGATAACATGCAAATGCACTCCAGAATATGGGTATAGAGCTCAAGACGAACATCAATACCCTCATGAAAAAGTATGGGGGAAACGTGGCAAGGATTGCTGAAGAGCGGGCCTTGGCCAAGCTGCAATACCTCGGTGAGCTATTTCTTGAGATATCGCGTGCATCTGGAAACTATACTGATAGAACCGGAAACCTGAGAAGCTCACTCGGCTATGTGGTAGCCTTAAATGGTGAGATAGTATCCCGCAATTTCGGAGGTGGCAAGGGAGGCGAAAGGTCAGAGAAGCTGGCATCACAGATTGCCAGCAGGCATTCCAAGGGGTATGTGCTTATCTGCATGGCTGGAATGGAGTATTCCATTTATGTGGCTCTACGTGGCTACGATGTAATTGACTCCGGAGAGGTAAAGGTTAGAAAATCATGGGATAAGCTGCTAAAGAAATGAAAACCACCTACGACATAGAAAACGCCCTGTATGGGTTGCTGAATGTGTCAGATTTCAAATCTCTGTTTGCTGGCAAGCTATATAACGGCAGACGGCCTGCAACGGCAACGGTGGCAGAGGATGTAGTTATTAACGCTACGACAGTTGATGCCGACCAAGTTCAGGGTGGAGTGGCCTACGTGAAGTGCTGGGCCAAGGATGTTGGCGGATTTGCCAACCCCAAGCTGGATGGAATCATCAAGAAGGCATCAGAACTTATTGAGAGCTCAAGTGTGGATGGGTATGAGTTTGAAATCCTTTCCACAAGCACGATACCCGATGACCAGAACGCTGGCTGGTCCATCGGCATAGTTAGAATTGAATGTTTCATTAATAATTTGTAAAAATGGCAAAGAAATTCACACGAGGGTTACAATCCCTCAAGTTTGCACCCGCCTCGACAGATGGAACCATGCCAACGGAAGGGCTTGTCGCCGTCGACTGGTCCAAGGAAGGATCAGTAACGATCAACATTGGGGAGGCGGAGGAAACCAAGATCAACATCGAGGAGGCTGATACTGCGCTGAGGGTGCTCTACGGAAGTAGGGATGTCAACATCACCGCTGAAATCTACAATACCTCTCTTGATTCGATGGCACAGTTCTTTGGTGGAGAAGTAGCTGTAAGCGAATGGACACCTGACGCAGAGATGGCTGCCGAAAACCAAGCTGTCGAGCTTACCACGCGCTCAGATTCCGGAAAGGCGATGAAAATCAACATTCCTGCTGCAGCAATTATGGCTTCCATGGGCGGGAATCTTACGAAAAAGGATGGCTTGACCATCAAGCTGAAGATTACCCCGCTTATCGTGGTTGCCGGTACGCCTCCATGGACTTGGGAAGAAGTCTAGGAAGCTAGGAGCATTGAAGGGGGTTCGAATCCCCCTTATTCCACCACTAATACTTACAAAAATGAGTGAACAGGTAGCTAAAACGCTTACAGAGGAGCCAATCCAGTTTGAAATAAGGCCAAGAAGAGCAGGGTTGATGAAGGTGCTTGAGCGGCTAAGAATTCTTAAAAAAACGAGGTCTTTTAGCATATACCCTGCAACATTGGGCATGCTGGAAGAGATGGCCGCAAATGGTGAAAAGGTGAACATTGGTGACATATCCGGTATAGGTGAAGCTATTTCTTCAGCCAGCAAAAATGGGCTGCACGTTTGCCGATTTTTAGCCGTGGCCATACTTCGCGATAAGGGGCCTATTGCCAAGGTTCGTGTGGAGATCCTTGCTAGGTTTCTTCACCAAAACCTAACATCCAAGAGCCTTGCGTCACTGGTTGATGTGGTGATAAAGCAAACCGACATCGCTTTTTTTTTAAGCATTATGAAATCAATCGAAAACAAAGACGGGAAAGAAAAGAGCGGAAAATCGACAACTCCCCCTGGGGCATCGCAGGCGGAGCCATAAAGTATTACCGATTCTCCTGGGACTTTGTCCTTTGGGGAATATCGATGCAAAACCTGATGCTGCTGATGCAGGCCATACAGGATTATGAGGATAGCGATGAGGTGGATGAGGACGAATTTGAGGAACTGTTTAAGGGGAATAAGCGATGAGTGGTGCAGTTGACGAAAGCCTATACTTTGTAAGCCGAATAGACCTAGATGGTCTGAGAGGGGATGTAGCCAAAATTGAGCAGCAGCTGAGGGGAATAACCAGCACGGCCAAGGGTGAAGCGCAAAAGTTCGACGATACCTATAAACGGTTGACTCAGGTAGTTGCTGGATACTTTTCCCTAACATTTGGAGCACACCTTGCCTCAAGTATTATTGAAGTTCGTGGTCAATTCCAGCAGCTTGACATTGCATTTACTACCATGCTCGGTAGTAAGGAGAAATCATCAAAGTTAATGGCCCAAACGGTTGAACTTGCGGCCAAGACACCCTACTCACTCCTTGAAGTTGCACAAGTGGAAAAAGGCTTAATCGCCTTTGGTGAAGATGCTTCCAATGTTGCTGATACCATGACGCGCTTGGGAAATATTTCCTCTGGAACTGGGGCCAATATTGGTGAATTGGGTCAGGCCTACGGAAAGGTTATGAGCAAGGGAAAGATGCAGGCAGAAGAGCTCAACCAGTTCACAGAGCGAGGGGTTCCTATCGTTGCTGAACTTGCCAAAATGTATGGGGTTACTGCGGCTGAAGTTTACAAGATGGTGGAGCAGGGAAAGGTTGGCTTTCCTGAATTGCAGCAGGTTATTAAGAACGTTACCGATGAAGGAGGAATGTTCTACAACCTCATGGAGAAGCAATCCACCACGTTGACAGGTAAGATTTCCAACCTTGGTGATGCGATCGACAACATGTATAATGACCTCGCTGCAGGAAACGATGGTATCGTTGGGGATAGCATTGACGGTCTTATTTCGCTAGTGAACAACTACGAAACGGTGCTCAAGGTATTGGAGAGCATGGTTGTGGCCTATGGTGCTTACAAAACGGCTCTGATTGTCAATTCAATGACAATGAAGGGACTTACCATTGCTGAGAACCTTCACCGTATTGCAATGATTGCAAAGGAAAAGGCGCTGAAGCTGGCCACTATTGCACAGAATGCTTTCAATAAAGCCGCTATGATGAATCCCCTTGGGCTGATTATTGGTGGTTTAGTTGCGGCTACCGGTGCACTGCTTATTTATGGAAAGTCCTCAAAATCGGTTGCAGAATCACAGGATGCAGCCGCTGGTTATACGGAGGAATACTCCAAGAAGCTTACAGAGCAGCGGGCCGAACTTGAAAAAAACATTTCAATTGCTTCAAATAACTACAAGTCGCTCGAGGAAAGGAATAGCGCACTTAAAAGAGTCAAGGACTCTAGCAATGGATATCTCAATAGCCTTACGCTTGAGAACCTGAAAACATCAGAAGGAACCACTCTCCTTAAGAATTACAATGAAGAGCTGGAGCGCAAGATTCGTTCTGACGCCTTGGCCGACAAAAAAACGGCCATATTTAAGCAGAAGGCCGACCTTGAAATTCAAAATGATAAGCTCAATAGCGCTATAGTGGCAGTTCCTACCACTGAAATGCAGGAAATCAGCAACAAGCAAAATCAGCTTGCCCTTAAAATCAACCAAGATTTAATTGCTGGCCTTGATACTCAAATAGCCAAACTTGATGATATTGATAAGCGGTTAAGCGCAGGACCTAAAGGTAACGACAAGGACATCCCTCAAACCATTGCCGATATTGACAAAAAGATCAAGGAGTTAAGGGATGCCCAGCTAACGTCAACAATCAAGAGTGAATATGAATCCTATGAGGCTAAAATAGCAGTATTGGAGGCCAAAAAGGAGGCCATTACTGGTAAAAAAGCAGATAAGGAAGCCTCTAAAGATGAGAAGGATGCTGCCAAAACTGAGCTAGATGCACTCAAGGAAGAATTGGACAACAAGAAGTATTTCTACAAGGACGATTTAGCTGCATACCAGCAATACCTTGCAGACAAAGAAGCCCTTCTTTTTGGTTCTGGGAAGGATGATCAGCTGAAGGCCGTTCATGATGCACAGAAGGATAACGACAGGGAGATTGCCCAGAACTTGGCTGACTTAGCAAAGAAGTATGAAACCTTTGAGCAGCAAAAAAAGGATGTTTCTGCCAGGTATGCTAAAGAACGGCTAACCCTAATTGAGGCAGGGAAAACCGAGGAAATCGCCCAGCTGGATAAGGCGGAGAAGGAAGAGCTAAAGAACATGGAAACCAACCATGTTAAGGAGAATGCCTCCTACCAATACCTATTTGAAAGCATCGATAAGCTTAGCGTTGATGCACTGAAAAAAAGAATTGCCCGGCTAAAGCAGGATTTGGCCATGACGGCCACTACCGCAGAGGAGAAGTTGGCTTTAGAAAAGGGATTGGCAGAGGCCAGCGAGGCTCTTGTGTCAAGGGCTCCAATGGCTGCACTAAAAGAGTTGAGTGCAAGGGCAAAAGAGCTAAAGAAGCAAATCAAGGAGGCAAAAACGGATGAGGAGAAAGCCCCACTTCAGGCAGAGCTGGATGGTGTCACCCAGAAGAAGGGGGAGGCTTTAGCAGATGTATTTGGTAACGTTTCAAGCCGTCTAGGTGAGGCAAAGGAGCTGGCTGGAATGTTCAGTTCGTCCCTAGGTGAGGCTGTAGGTATGGCCTCCGATTTAGCCGGTTCATTTGCTCAAATGGCATCCGGTAACTATATCGCTGGGGCCATTGGTATAGCAACAACCCTCGCTAAAGTCATTGTGGGAAATCAAGGGCCTAGCTACGCGGAAAGGGAAGCGGCCAAAACAAAAGTCCTAACCGATGCAATTACTGAAACGAACGCTGCACTGGAAAGACAAATAAGGCTTACTGAGTTACTTCAGGGATTGCAAAAGAGTGCTGGCTATGCCGATGCTATACAGGAAACTGCTGATGCGTTCAGTAAGACCACGACGGATTTAGAAAACGAGCTAAAGGCGTTTACCAGTAAAATAAACGATACCAAGGCTGTATTGATGAATAATTTTATGAAGGAAAAATTCACCAACATCCTTGGAACAACAGATGAAGGCCAAAAGCAACTTGCAGATATACGAGCTCTTCTAAATAGTAAGGATTTTAAGGACTTTACAAACGCAGATTGGACTAAGGTAATTGATGCTGCTGCTGGACAGGAAAAAGAAAGGTTACAGAACCTTTACGATCAATGGATTTCGCTTCAGCAAAAGCAACAAGAATACTTCAATACCTGGGCTGAAGGGCTGACCGGCACATCCTACGATAGCATGGTAGAGGCCATTGCATCCGGATTCGAAGATGGTAATTACTCTGCGGAGGAGTTTTCCAAGAACTTCGAAACATTGATGAAAACGGCCATTCTTAACGCGCTAAAAACGCAGTGGATTGAGGAGCCCATGAAGGAGTGGAACGCACACTTTGCCGACGCCATGAAGGATGGGGTTCTCACCAAGGAGGAGGCTGATAACCTGAAGGCAGAAATGCAAACCATCAAGGACAATGCTGCGGCAGGATTGGAAGCCATTAACCAAGCCGGCATTGATTTGCTCGGTGACACAACCGATAGCGCAAAAGGTCTCTCGGGTGCCATTCAGGGCATGAGCCAGGACAGTGCCGATCTCTTGGCTGGCCAGATGGGTGCTATTCGAATACATGTTGCAGATATTGCCGCTGCGATTACAGGAAGTTTCAATAGCGACCTGAAAGATGCCTGGAAAACACCAACTGACCTACTAAGCAATACACTCGGGGTAGGCATTGGCAACATGAGCGATAGCCTCATGCTTATGCAGGAAACATCTGCCAGAGCTAACGATATTCTATTGAATATACAAAACAACACAGCAAGGCTGTGGAACATTGAGGTATTGCTTTCAAACTTGAATAGCGGAGGCGTAAGCAATGGTGGTGGATACAACAATTCATTTCGGGAAGACCGAATAATGGGGAGGTAATATATGCTGAGCGGAAGATTTACTGTAGACGGAGTTGACCTTTATGACATCTACAAATTCATTGTCGAAAAAGCGGATGGGTTGGATGTTCTGCCAAAGCCCAAGAAACGGACTACTTACGACTGGGCAGACGAAAGTGGAGTGGAAGTTGATCCTGCCACTGACCTAGTTTTTGAGTCAATGGGAATAACGCTTACAGGTAGAGTCGTTGGAAACAGCTACAGCCTTGGGATGAGTAAAGTTAACGCCTTGCTAGCCTTGATTTCCAAGGATGGGTTTCACCTGCTCAAGAGTGGATTCAGAAATAAGGTTTATCCGGTTCTCCTGGAGGATTCTACAGCCAAGCCTCTTTTTGGATTAACTCGGCAGGAGGTTGTTATTGACCTAACCCTCAAGCTGACCTGCCCCTTCCCCGAGCGTAGGCAGGGAGCTGCTACCGTAACCGCCCTGCAGGCTGTCGCCGTTCGAGTTGATACCGGCAAGGAGTTTTCGGTTTGGTGGGGAGATGGAAGCATGGATAAGGGGTTTAATGAACTCACTCATGAGTACCAAGCAGGAAATACCTACCCAGTGCTGGTGGCAGGAACCGGGATTACTTGGGCAACATTTGACAATGATAGCGTGGTGATGGAGGATTAGCGATGGTGGAGATTTATAGAAATGGTTCGGTAATAATTGATGTTCATCCCGCCGATGGGGACAAGGTGGTAAAGAAGGTAATGGGAGAAAACACGCTTTCACTCACCGCCAATCTTGCCAATGCCTTTAACTTTAGCGTGGGTGATTACCTGTTTTTTGATGGTGAGCGTTACACGCTAAATGTGATTCCAAAGCTTAAAAAATCAGCCTCCAACCTCTTCTCCTATGACCTCATTTTTGAGGGTATTGAGTATGAGCTACGAAAGGCTAGGTTTCTATTTTATACCCAAAATTTGGATTACGTTGGAGGTGCTGACTTTTCATTAATGGGTGACGCAGCCCTTTTTGCCAGGATTATTGTAGAGAATCTAAATCGGGTCCAAACCGGTTGGAGCGTTGGGGAAACAATAACCTCCGAGGCAAAGAACTTAACCTTTTCTAATAACTCCTGCTTGGAGGCAATAACCAGCGTTGTTAATGCCTTCGAAACGGAGTACTGGGTTGGGCAGGACCAAACAATCAATATCGGGATTAGGGGTGACATTCTTCCAGTAACATTTGAGTATGGTAAGGGTAAGGGCCTTTACTCCATAGAGCGAGAAAATGTGTCCAGCTCTGACATTGTTACCAGGCTGTATCCTTTTGGCAGCGATGCAAACTTGCCAAAAGGATACAGGGAAAACGCCAAAAGGTTGCAAATACCAACATCCTATGTTGAGAAAAATGTAGATAAGTTTGGAGTGATTGAAGGGTCTGAAACCTTTGACGATATTAAACCGGAGCGAACCGGTACAGTAACCTCGGTGGGTGATATTTTCACCTTTGCTGATTCTAGCATGGATTTCGACCTAAACGCGAAGGATGAGAATCAAAATACCCTTTACCTCATCCCGGACACCAAGGCCAAAATTCACTTCCAGACTGGGGATTTAGCGGGCTATGAGTTTGATATTACCTCCTACGACCATGCCACAAAAACATTTATCGTAGCCAAGTTCACCAACGAGGTGGCCTATGACCTCCCAAACAACACCCTAAAGCCCAAGGTTGGTGATTTCTACATCCTTCTGGATATTTACATGCCACAATCGTATGTAGATGCCGCAGAGGCCAAATTGCTTGCTAAGGCACAGGAATTATTGGATCAGAAAAGCGAACCGAATGTGGCCTACAAGGTAGCAGTAGATCCTCTTTTTGTTGGAAGAGGTGGTTTTACTTACAAGGCTGGCGACTACGTTGGAATTAAGGATATTCCTTTAACAATTGATAGGAATATTCGGCTTGTATCGGTTACTAGGAGCGTTCCACGGCCGAATGAGTATGACTTTGACCTTGCCGACACGGTTGAGCCTTCTCTTACCTCGCTGGTGATTGCTGCGCTGGATAGAGCTGACCAGGTGCTTCAAATGAACAAGTTGCTTGACCCAGCAAGGGCTAGAAGGAGCTGGCGAACGACGGAGGAGCTGCGAGGGGCTATTTACGATGTAGATGGCTACTTTGATCCTGAAAATATCAAACCGTTTTCTATTGAAACTAGCATGCTCACGGTTGGGAGCAAGGGAACCCAATTTTATACAGACTGCTACTTTCAAGCAAACTACCAAAGCAATAAAAATAGCATAAATGTAGGCAACGGATCATTGGCTCACTTCACAATCGCTGAAACTATCAAAACGTGGGTAATAACCGGTATTAGTGAGACATTACCAGATGATAACCTCCGATATATTTACATTACCTGCCAAAAGGATGCCAATGTTGGTCAGGTAACCTTATCTGCTTCCACCAAAGGAATTGAGGAGGGAAATTACTATAACTTCTTTGCTGGTGTTCTTTCTTCTGTGATAGATAATGCCAGGCAAATATCCCTGCTTTTTGGTTTTACGAGCGTCAACGGTCGATTCATTAAGACTGGCCGGGTGCAATCTGCCGACGGCCAAACATACTTTGACCTTGATTCTGGAGAGATTGGGGGCAATATCAAGTTCAAAAATACATCAGGAAGCTATGAGAGCATTGCTTCCACCGTGAGCAGCATGCAGTCGCAAATTGATGGCACCATTTCATCTTGGTTTTTCGATTACGAGCCAACGCTCGACAATGTTCCTGCTGTGAATTGGGGCGATGCCCAGGTTATGGAAATTCACCTTGGCGACCTATTCTACTGGACCTCTAAGGGATATGCCTACCGATTTCAAAAGATTGGGTCCGATTTCTCTTGGGCAAGAATTGCAGACACAGACATAACCTTAGCCTTAGCTAACGCTGCAGCGGCACAAGCAGCGGCTAACACTGCCAATGCGCTGTTATCCGATATTGCTAGCGATAGCAAACTGACTCCAAATGAAAAACAGGCAATAAAGAAGGAGTGGGACATTATTCAAGCAGAGTTTGCAGGAGTGGAGGCGGCGGCAGATAACCTTAGCCTTGGCTACGATGACTACGACGATGCTTACTATGCGCTGAGTGCCTACATAACCCCATTGCTGGCCAATATGACAACAACTAGCACGATTGATTCGGCAACGTTCAACGGCATTTTCTCGACTTACTACATGCAGAAGCTTAATTTGCTCAATACAATTAGTGCAACCATTAACCTGACTGCCAGAGCTGCGTTAAATCAAGCCAATGCTGTTTTTCCTAAAGATGATGGACTAATGGCCCACTGGAGCTTCGACAACGATCCGATTATTCCGGACGGTTCAACTCCTACTTACCAGAGTGTTAAAGATTGGGTTAATGGGGTTGATGGATGGAATGGTAGTAGCTCTATGATATCAGTTGAAAATAACGCATTAAAATCTAGTAACTCAATTAATGCCAATGGTGCTGTAATTATTCGAGATTGGAGTGAAATATTTAGAGGTAAATCACTAATTATCAAAGTAAGAAGCAAGAATCCTATATTCAATTCCTGTTATTATACAGGAACTTCAATCGTTATTGCTGACAATCCTGTAGTTATCGATCAATATAATTGGTTAGTTCGCTTTGACAATATACAGGTAGATGGCTTCCCTTATTTGTATATTTATCTGAATAATGGTGCTGTTGGACAAACAGCATGGTTTGATCTTATCTGGATTGGCAATATTTCGTTTGCTAGCGAAGTTCGGGACAATTCAGGCAACGGAAATACTTTATCTACGGCCAATGGTAGCATAGCAGTACCTACCGGAGTGAGTGGAAATTCTCGGCGTTTCAATGGTACAGAATACCTTTCAACAGACTCTACTAAATTCAGACTTCCTGCATTTTCATTTTCCGTCTGGTTTAACTCTCCTGGGATGGCTGCAGGTCAAACAGAGGGTGGGATGTTTACGTTAACTTCATACTGTAGGTTGGTCATTAATTCTATTGGGAAAGTGGTATTTTATTTGTGGAGCGGTTCATCTTGGAAAAGTATTACCACTACAATTACTTTGTTTAATGGCTGGCACCATGCAGTAGGTGTGTTTGACGGTTCAACTATGTATTTATATGTAGATGGTGTTATAATAGGCAGTTTAGCTACAACAATTGTATACAGTAATTCACTGCTATATATTGGTTGGGATGCTAATAATGTGGCCTATCACTTCAATGGCATGCTCGACGAAATAAGATTCTACAGCCGTGCATTGAATTCCAATGAGATATTGGGCCTTTATAAGTATATCACGAAGGGAAAGGCTACCGCGATAGATCTGGAGGCTTCCTACCTAAAGAAAGCATTTTCTGAAGATACAAGTATTACCGGAGGTCTTGTTGCTACCACTCTGCTGAAGGTGGGGGCAACAAACTCTAACGGAGATTGGACCGAGCAGGCCGGAATTAATGGTGCAGGCACCGGAGCAGACACTCCGCGCGTTTACGCGGGTGGAACTCTTCAAGATGCAATTGACTTAGTTGCTGGTGATGAAAAGCAGATGGCGGTTATAACTGATGATGGTAGACTATTTGCAACGGCTGGAATGATAGGTGGCTTCAATATTGCTCAGTCAGGAATTGATAAAGAGCAAACAATAACGGATGATGGAGATGCTTATACCGGTGCATTTGAATTAGACTGGGTGCAGCAGGTATTAAGGTTCCTTCGAGATGGCGCCAATAAGGTAAAGATTTCTGCAAAAAAATTACTTACAGGAATACCTTCTCCTTTTAATCAATCGGTATCGTCAGGCTTATGGAAAAATCAGATAACAACATCTGCTACTACAACGCTATCAACGGTCTATACGTTAGCACCGGCAAACTACAGTCTTAACTTGAATTACAGCTATTCGATAAACCACAACAACTATCTCGTAGGTCAGTATGCAGGCGGTGGGATTATTGAGAGTGTGAATTTAATTGCAAACTTTTCAATAACAATTAAAGTATGGAAGGTAGACTCATCTGGAAACAAGCTATCGGTTATCGCATCACAAACGCACTATCGTTATATTAATGCATTGGGAAATACATTTGAACGAATTATTACGCAAACAGGATCAAAGTCAATTGATTTTAACTTGCAAAATTCGACAAACATTGCATTTGAAGTTATTGTTGTAGGGGTAGATAACTCCTCCTACAGCTGGAGTAGCGATACAAAATTTGGAACCGTTTTAGTAACATTCGATAAGTATTATCTAAATACATCCGCAACTTACGTTGGCAATTCTGAATTTTTAGAAATAGGCTATAGCGGGATAAAAATTAATACTATAGGACAGTATTTTATCTATAATTTTATAGAAGCTGCTTGGCAATGGATGGTCCGCGCTAATGCTTACTTTCTTAGCAAAGGAGGGAATACTTCCGTTTACCTAGATGATGCTTCTTTCAGAGCAAGCAGAACAACTCTTCAGGGCATCGTTCTTAATATTGTCAATAAGACAAGCAACTATGCAATCAGCACTTCTGCTGCCGATAAGGCATTGGCCGGTATAAAGGTAGTAAACCCCGGCGCAGACATTACCATAACGCTTCCTGATCTAAATGCTTACGAAACGGTAAATGGTGTAACAACCTATTACAACGATAATAGGGCAATTTGGGTCCTTGCTACGACACGCAATGTTGTTGTTTATCCATCTGGTTCTCAGAAAATAAGGAATACAACAGGAGTAACAATTTCTCAAAATACAGGGTTTTTATTCATTGGAGACAGAGCAAGTTTAAACTGGATGATTGTGGGGGTAGGATAATGAAAAATGTTTTGATTGTTTTGGTTTTGTGCCTGGCCGGGGTGGCCATATATCTATGGATAAGACCATACCCTGTGCCACAGGGAAAAGTGGTAGTTTCAAAAGGATGGTTGGATAGCTTAAACGCTATTGCCATTCAGCCACCCGAGACGTTAAAAATTGAAACTCCATCTCCACCAGATACGGTCGAGAAACCTATTTACATTCCAGTTCCTGCATCGGTGGATAGCAACCGAGTGGCCTACCATGATAGCCTGGTTAATTCCCAATTTTCCATGCATGTTTGGGATACAATTCAGAAGGGAACGGGTTTGATTTTAGCCCGAAAATGGCGATGGAGGCTGTTTGTTCCCGAGAAGATAGAGACAGTTATCACTAAGCCCGTTCCAATGCCATATCCTGTGGAAAAACCGGTAACAGAGTGGCAATATTTTGGTAAGGCTTGGATCGGAAACGGCCTACAGCTGGAAGGTGGAGCCATCTACAAAGGGAGGTGGATAGTTGGAACTAAGGCTGGGTTGCACTCAGTAGAAATCGGGGTTGGGATCGTATTTTAGATCCTGCTTTTTTTCAACCAAAAAATAGAATTCTCCGTCCTGCCTCTTGTGCTTGAAATCATATATTACAAGCATGAGAAGTATATCCTTGTATTCGTATGATGTAAATGGTTCTTGGTATTCATTCACCAACTTAATGACCTTGCTGAGGGGGATGAATGTAGTATCCTCGTTTTCGAGGTCAGGTCTTTTGTATATAGAAAGGAAGGCCTCGTTAAATCGTTGATCTAACACCTCATGTTCAGTCATATTTTTGTTTATATTTGTAATAACACATTCATAAAAATAAAGTTTAGTTTTGTTCGAAGTGTTATTCAAAGCTCCTTTATTAATGCTGAACATGGCTGTTTGAAAGGCAATTTTATATGAAACAACTAATTACTTTCATCTATGCAATACTCCTAGGGAGTATCGTATTTGGTCAAAGCATTGAGGCCACGACCAAAACTGGTCAAAAGATCGTTCTCTACCAAGATAAAACATGGGAGTATTCTGATGTTCTAGCCTTAAAGGAAATAACCCCATATTATGGAGTTGTAGGCCTCAAAAGCCAAGGAACAGTGCCAAACAATCTGGTCGTTAGCCATACAGATTACATTCTTTCCTACAATCCAAACTATAGGCTTGCTTCATGGGTTTCCTACGAGCTGACCAAGGAAATGCTTCTTAAGCAACCACGAATTGCCAGGGCTGACAAGTTTACGCGCGACCCAGCCATTCCACAAAATATGTCGGCCATGGATGCTGATTACCGAAAGTCAGGCTACGACCGTGGCCACCTTTGCCCTGCAGCCGATATGGCACATTCTGAAAAAACTATGGAGGAATCCTTTTACTACTCTAACATGACACCTCAAAAGCCTGGATTCAACCGAGGCGTGTGGAATAGACTGGAGGATCAGGTGCGAATGTGGGCGCTTGACAATGACAAAATTTATGTTGCTACAGGGCCAGTGCTCAGTGCTAAGTATGTCACAAAGGAAAAGAGCCTATATGTTCCAAAATACTTTTACAAGGTTCTTTTAGATTACGAAGCACCAGAGGTTAAAGGAATAGGCTTTATTATCCCTAACGAGAGTTCGAGTGAACCACTAAGCTCTTTCGCTGTCTCCATCGATAGCGTAGAAGCAATGACCGGTATTGATTTCTTTTCTGCCTTACCGGATAAAGAGGAAAAGATTATTGAATCCGTATGCGATTATAGCCTCTGGGACAAACAGAGCTCATCTGTATACAGCGCTCGACCGCCAGCCTATAACAGCACTAGCACCGATGTAACGGCACCCAAAGATTCCACCAGTTCAGGAAAGAGGTGCAAGGCCATAACGAAGGCTGGAACGCAGTGCAAACGAATGGCTGAACCTGGTAGCGACTATTGCTGGCAGCATAAGCAGATATACGAAAATAAGGACAATACTAAAGTGTTTTTCTTGAAGAGTTAATCAAGGTTCTTTAACAAGGTTGAACTTGGCTGTTTGAAAGGCAATATTTTATTGGGCAAATCCATTTCTAGTGCTCAATCAAAAACTCAATCAAAACAGGGGATAATGGGCTGTTTTTTGACGCTTTTCATTTTATTACAATGCTGTATATCAATACATTATATACTATGGTGCAGAGTCTCGTCCTGGGTACCATAAATTAAAGCTTTGCAGTTCATTGAATTGCAAGGCTTTTTTGTTTTTATGTATGGGCTATTAACATTCAACCCCTCAGGTGTTGAGCCTTAGGACGAAAAATATTT